GTCAAGAATGCATTATCAATGGATGTTCCATTATTATCATCATTTCCATCTTTCGCAACGTATAAAACATTAGGTGCAGAGTTGATGCCAGATGCACCTGAGTTAATAGTAACATTATCACCAATAACTACGCTCGTATTTGTGATTGTAACAATACCAACAGAAACCTGATTATTGTCACCATCAATCGTGACAGATGCTCTACCAACTGTCAGGACGCCAACGACTCGGGCATTGCCATCAACATATAATGCTGTATTTCCTACACCACCAATAGTTGTTGTACCAGAAGTTCCAACGACAGTTGCAATACCACTAACTATGTTCAGTCCATTATTAAGAATCTGAACACCCTGCTGTGCGGTGATAATACCAATAGAATCAATATGTTCTACATCTTGATATGTTAAAGTCCCTCCAATTGTGATATTACCACTGAAAGAACCTGAAGATGCTGTTATAGAACCAACAGTTATATTTGGACTACCACTAAGTCCACCGGCAGTTCCAGTTATACTATCACTGGCAGTAATAAACCCAGCACCATTAGTGAGTTGATTTGTATTAGTAAAGGTAACAAATCCAGCACCATTAGTTAACTGGTTATTGTTTGTAGGTACATCACTTGTTAATGCAAATGTGCCAGAACCACTTGGTATCGTATGATCATTAATAGTGCCAGTTACTGTAATATCACCAGAAAATGTACTTAATCCAGTAACTTTAAGACTATCAAACTCTGGAGTATCGCTAAAGGTTATAGTTGCACCTGTTCCTGTGGCGGTGGCAACAATATTGCCTCCTACAAAATCAATGCTAGTAACACTACTCGCAGTTCCTACGACAGAACCTTCGTCTTTTATAGTGATACTACCAGCACCACCACCACTATTAGCAACTGTTTCCCACTTATTTTCTGATGCATTATATTGAAGAATATATCCATTTGCTAGTCCCGAAATATCAACATCTGCAAGATCTTTGATAAATCCTGCACCGCCTCCACCAACTGTAGAGAGTTGTTGCTGGATGCGATTTACAAAAAGTGTGTAATGTTTGGAAAGATCATCAAGCGTTGCAAACTTTTGATCTGTAGGCGTCAATGGATCTTTACCACCACCTATATCTTGACTTACATCGGCAGGCTCATCCAGAATCTGCTCGTTAAGTTCAATCTGTGTTTTTTTAATATCCTCTACAATTCTATAGAGAGATTTAATATCTCCTTCTACTGGAGAAAATCTTTTATTGAACTTACTAACTAATTTTTGAAGTTCATCAATTTCTTCATCATAATATTTTACTTCTGGAAGATTTGATATCTCTCCTTTAAGTTCAGTGAAATATCCAAGAAGAAGTTCATCAGTCTTTATACTTTTGTCAGTCGCTTCTTCAAGTTCTTTCTTAATATTATTCTTGAGTTTATTATATTCTCCAAGGATTTGTTTCTTTAACTTTCTATCATCATCTTTGAATGTTTTTTGATATTCAAAGATTTTAACAGAGGACTTTTTGAGTTCATCCCATATTTTTTCTTTCTCAGATTCAAACTCTTCTTTGATTCCTTGAGTTTCAACTTTACTCTCAAAGAACTTGACATCTATAGAATCGGAATATTCATCGAAGTTAAAATTTAACTTCTCTTTTAACGTATCGATTACATCTGATACTCTTTCAAAATTCTCTTCGATACCTGAAAACGTATTTTCAACCCAAGGAAGTGGTGCAAGTTCTTCTCTTACCTTGGTGATGTCCTCTTTTATCGAGTCAAGATCTGTATCATAATATTTTGGTTCTGGAAGATTCGCAACTTCCTGAATAACAGAATCTATTCTGTCTTCAATATTTTGAACTTGTTCATCATAATACTTTACTTCTGGTAAAGAGGAAATATTTTCCCTTACAGAATCAATAGCATCACAAATTGCTTCTATTTCATCATCATATACCTTTGGTTCTGGAACCTCAGGAATTTCTGATTTTACTTGATCTACTGCTTCACAAAGTTTTTCTAAAACTTCGTCAAAATGTTTAATTTGAGGAATGTCAAGTATTTCTGCCTTGACTTCTTCGATCAGTTCTTTTACTTCGTCAAGAGTTAAGTCCCCTTCTACTATGACTTCTTCGACTAACTCTTCTTCTTCTTTTTCCACAAATTCTTCAACTGAGGGAAGTTCTGCTTCAACTTCTTCTTCAATTGATGGTAAATTGCTTTCTTTATTATCTTCTATGGACGGCAAGTCAGTATCAACCGCTTCTTCGACTGAAGGAAATTCATCTTCAATAATATAATCGTCCAAAGACGGCAAGTTTTTATCTTCAGCCTGCGCCATTAAAATATAAGTAAATAACCTCGGGTTTTCTCACCCTATAGTTT